TTAGGGAACACCTATTGGCGTCGAACGGTTGCGCAAATCAATAGCGGTAAACTTTACACTGTTATGTTAAATGTTAATTCATTCGACATAGCAAACCTTAGATTAAACGATAAAATATATTTAGATCGTTCTTATTGGGTAATAAACAAAGTTATTGACTACGATGCTAACAGTAACGCACCGACAAAGTTTGAGTTGTTAAGTGTGGACCAGGAAGTAACACTACCAAAGTTTAGAATACCTAAACCAACTAAACCTAGTAAAAACGATGCTGGCATAAAAGTTCCAATAAAGGACATTATCAAAAAACGTTACGATTCTTTGACTAGCGATAGCGCAAGCGGTGGCGTTATTGTATTAGGTAATGGAAACCAAATCTTAGGAACGGTTAAAAATGCAATTGTAATCGGAGATAATAAGGTAGTAGAAAAAGACGGTCTTTATACAGATAATCTTTTTGTAGGAAACAAAGAAATACTTTCCCCTAAATTTCTATTTAAGGCGTTGGTTACTCAGGTAGGTACTGCAAACCCTACAATGAATATTGCAGTTGACCAATTTGGTTTAACAATTGCAAGAACAGGAATAGGAACGTATCAACTTACTTCGCCAAACGCTGTATTTTTAGGTCAAGTTATTTGTTTAGCTCAATACTCAAAATTAACATTAGGTTTGATTTCAATAGGTAGAATAGATGATTTTACCGTAACAATTAAAACAATAAACGCATTAGGGGCGGTAACAGATGCGCTACTAGATAACACCACTATAATAATCGAATCATGGCAGACAAAGTAATAGACGTTGAAATAAGAACAAACACCACGGGGATAAAATCGCTTCGTCAGGAATTACGTGAAACAACTATTGCTTTACAACAAGCAACAGATCCAGCATTGATTGAACGCTTACAACAAAAAGCGGGTGAGTTAAAAGATACAATGCAAGATGTTAACGCAACTATCGAAGCGACTGCGGGTAGTGCAACTGAAAATCTAGCCAAAGGATTAGGAAAAGCGACAAGCGTAGGGATAGCGGGCTTTCAAGGTTTGATTTCTGCTCAAGCGTTATTCGGTGACGAATCAAAAGCGGTTACAGAAACGTTGGTAAAACTCCAAGCACTTGCGGGTTTAAGTGATGCGTTAAATTCGTTGGGTGCTTTAGGTGATACAATGACAGAAATTAAAGCTTCGTTTATTGCTGCCGCTTCAAAGTTGGGGTTACTTACCACAGCGAAAGAAGTTGACATCGTAGTAACAGAGGGACAAATTGTAGCCACTGAGGGTGCAACAGTTGCGACGAATGTATTAGGTAAAACAATGAACGCTTTGCCTATTATTGCTATTATTGCGGGACTTACTGCGGTGGTGGGTGCTATTGCTTATTTCGCTAGCCAAACAGAAGAAGCGACGATAACCCAAGAAGATTTAAACGAAACAACCAAAGCAACTGCAGACGCATTTTCCAAAGCAAAGCAAAACGTTGACGAGGTAGGACTTGCATTTGAAAACGCAAGCAAAGGAGTAGGAAGTAAAAAGAAAGCGTTAGAACTATACAACCAAAAGTTTGGGGACACGTTAGGAATAGCGAAAGACTACAACCAGGCGGAAGCGATATTTACAAAGAACGCTGATACTTATATTAAGGTTTCAGCATTAAGAGCCAAAGCAGATGCGTTTAGAGCGTTGTCAGCTAAAGCGAGTGCAGATGCTTTTGTAGCAAGTCAGGAAACAGAAATATCAGCTTTGCAAATGGCAGAACTTGCAAAGACAATGATACTCAAAGGTGATAAAGCCGCTGCAGCAGAATTACGTCAAAGCATAAAAAACGAGCGTAAGGAAGCGCAACAAGAAGCCGATAAAAGAATACAAGCGTTAGATGCCGAAGCGAATAAATTTGCAACGCAAGCGACAAAATTAGAGGGGACACTTGTAACCATTAAACAAGAATCAGAAGTCAAGAAAAAAGAGATTGATAAGATTTCTGAAAGTGAAAAGAAAAAGAACTTAGAGGACTTTTATAATTCATTGGTAAACGTCAATGCGAAAGAAGTTAAACTTTATGAGGCGAAAATTGCAGAAATAAAAAGAATAGATGCAAATAAACTAGCAAGTGATATTGACGAAGCTGAAAAAGCATTAATCAATAGAACCCAAGTTTTAGATCGTATCAGTATTTTGCAAGCTGAATTTGATGCAAACGAAAAAGCAATAGCAGAAGCACGTATTCAACAAATCAAAGATAATTTAGCAATTGAATTAGATGCAATCGGAGCAAATGAAAACGCAAAGGTTGAAGCAAAATTAAAAGCTGATATTGAGATAGCCAAAATTCAAGAAGCGGAAGCGACAAGGGAACGAGAGTTACAGAATACTAAGCTACAAATGGCAAGTGATGCGATAGGCGCACTAGCTAGTCTTATTGATGCGACAAGTAAGAAAGATGAAAAGAGCCAAAAGAAAGCGTTTCAAATAAATAAAGCCGCTTCAATTGGTCAGGCATTAATATCAACTTATTTAGCTGCGAACTCCGCGCTTGCATCTCCAGCGAATAATCTTTTCCCTGGTCAAGCACAAATAGCGGCGGGTGTGGCAATCGTTGGAGGTATGGCAAACGTGGCAAAAATCTCACGTACACAATTTGGTAGTGGTGGCGGTGGCGGTGGAAATCCTCCTGCTCCTCCTGCTCCTAGTTCAACACAACAACCTAGCGCAACACCATCGTTTAATTTATACGGTAGTGGTGGCACGGCAAACAATCAAAATGCTGGAGGGGCAAATGGTGGGAACGGTCAAAACATTACGGTAACGGCAGTTGTAAGTGAAACAGACATGACAAACACACAAAACCGTGTTAACTCTATGAAATCAAGCGCATCACTATGACAAGCAAGGCAAAGTTTAATAGCCAACTTGGGGCGTGTACACGTACTGTAAATGCTGAAATAAAGAAAACTATTGTTCAGGTTAAAGCGGTGCGTACTGGTCGAATGAAAAACACCACTAAGGTAAAGATTGACTTTGATTTTAACACCGAGGTTTTTACAATTAAAGGATTAAAGACAACTTTTTATTTTAAATTTGTAGACTTGGGAACGATTTACATAAAGCCTAGAAACATAACGCAAAAGACATTAGCGAAAGATAACGTTCAAAAAGCGTTTAATAAACTTTACGATGTGTGGATAGACTACCAAATAGATAGAGAGTTTGAAGTAATAAAACCGAAGTATGGCATTTAGAACACCGCGAGATATTGACCGTAGATATACACGTAAATTCAAAGAGATAATTTTGAACGCCCCTTTGATTGACACTCGTGCGCTTTACAAATCCATTGATGTGACGGCTGAAATAGATTACAACTTTGGTACGTTTATGTCCAGTGATTACACATTTACTGTAAAGATTTACGCAGAGCCGTATTTATGCTATCATATTATCCCTATGCAACTATTGTCATGGTTTAAGAACTCACGTTCATTTGACAATACAACGCAACGTTATAGGCAGTATTTCAGAGCCTACCTACAAAATGAATATCCGTTATTAAGATTTGATAATGTTACTTTGGAACTAGCAAATATTATAATCGTTAATCAACCCGAGGGTGGCGGTAATTACAATTTCTTTTTAGAAGGTTGATTTTTTGTCTCAAGTGATAGCCAATTGAGTACCATAATATGCGGTAAGTTTGTAACTTCATTTGCCTTAGTGATATCGCCTTTTGATAATTGATAGATAATATTTAGCCAATTTTCAGTAGTGCTTTTTTTCTCTTTAACTTCCTTTTCTTCTTCATCGTCTTCTTCTTCATTATCCTCAAATAATCCTTTGTATGTATCTAAAATTTGTAAACGATATTTGATGTAATTCTCTAGCGTGGCGTAATGGTTAGTAATTGGTTCACTTAATATCTTTTCACATTCAAAGGTTAGTGATTCGTAACCTTTAATAGTTGCACAAATCTTATCGATATTCTCAATCGGTGGCTTTTCAGTACAGTAATTTTCTAGGTCAATGAAATTGCCAAAGGTTAAATGTTTGAAGTTTGATTTTGTGTTGACGGGTGGCAAGGTATTAATCCAATCGTATTCAGTCAGAATATCGTTTAATTCATCTTCGTACAAATCAAAATAATCATTGTCAGTAATAATGGAAATCTTTTCCAAAAACAATTCTAAAGGAGTTAAATCTTGTGAATCTAACTCCTTTATTTCAATGTATTGTGCAACTGTTACGTTATCCCAATTAGACAAGGTCAAAGATATTTTTTGAAATTAAATTAATGTAAGGTATAGCGAAGTCGGCTTTGACATGATCTTCAAATAATTTCGCTTTGAGTTCTAAATGCAAGTTTTCGTAATGCTCGTTATTTGTTAAATCCTCACGTTTAAATATTAACGCTAGAATGTAACTTACTAAGTTGCCCGTTTCTTTGCCTTGTGCTATTTTGATTCTGTTCTTTTGGATTTCCTTTTCCAAACAAATCAATTCCTTTGCTTTAAACTTAAATTCTTTTCCCTCAAAGGCTACATATTTATAACCTTTCATTTCAATTTCATTTTGAAGCTGGATATTTTTAGCTTTAAACACATTGAAGTTTTTGATTAAATCAACCATTGCGTTAGCATCCATATCATTGTCAGGTAAACCAAGCACCTTAAAAATAGCTTCAAACTTTTCAGTGAGTACCAAGTCGGGAAATGACATGATATTTACAATTTTATTTAATTCGTGCAAGTCAATTTCATTCGCTTCGTTGCGAAGTTCAAACGTTTCATTGTCTAATTTCAGATTAATCATAATTTACATTTTAGGACAAAGATAAGAAATTACCTATTATCGACATGTTACCAGTCTATAATCTTTCAATTGATGAGTGCGACGCTGAAAATGGCGAGTATTTAGGCGTGCTAGAAATTGCAAATACAGCAAACCCCGCGATAATGATTAAGGGAATAGCATTGAGCGACATCAAACAAATGATTTTTAAAGACGATCTAAAATATAGGATAGCAAGTCCCGTACTTATTCCCTCAAAAATTTACAGACGTGACGAAACAACGGGAGAAGAATACTATGTTAACGTAACTCCTGAAATTGTTGAACAAATGTTTGTTAAGTTCCAAAAGGATAGAAGCGGTAAAGACGTTTTTAACGATGAGCATAACGAAGCGAAACGAGTACCTAGCTACATTTTAGAAACATGGTTAGTTGAAACACCAAAAACCGACAAATCATTAATCACTTACGGTATTGAATGCCCCGAAAAGACGTGGTTTGCAGTTCAACAATTCACAGATAAGCAAGCATACTTTGATTGTGTGGATAGCGGTAAGATTGGATTTTCTATTCACGGAGAAAGTGCATTGAAGTTCACAAAACAAGAAATTATTAAACCAATAAATATGAGCAAAAAGAGAAAGTTTGTCGCTCAATTCACGGAAGCAGTCGGAACGGATAGTGGTGAAGTAATCGTTACAGCAGATGCACTTGAAGTAGGTGCAGAGGTTTCTGTATTAGATGCTGAATTTACTCCAATCGAGAACTTTAGTGGAGATGTGACAATCGACGACGCTCCTGTAGTTATTACCGATAATGTTATTACGTCAATGGGTGCTGAAGAAATGGAAATGGCAACCGAAGAAGTGGCAATAGAAGAAGTAGAAATGGCAGTTGAAGAAGTTGTCGAAGAAGTTGAAATGGCAGAAGAAACGCCAGCAGTCGAAACCTACACTAAGGCAGAAGTCGATGCAAAATTTGATGAGATTTATTCAATGATTGCAGAGCTAAAAGTCGCAGACGTGGCAACAGTCGAAGAAGTAGAAATGAAACAAGAGAAAACGCCAGAACAATTGAGAATGGCAAAAATAGAACAATTATCAAAATTTTTAAACAAAAAATAACATGAGCAGAAAAGTACATTTTGCAATGGACGTAACAAACAACGCGTTATTGCAAGTTAACCCAAAAGAATTTTACACGAAAGCGTTATTGTCTAACCGTTCAAGCGCACAATTTCGTCAATTACTTGGAATCAAAGAATCAACTAAAATCGCTTCTTTAGATTTCGGTACACTATTAACCGAGGCTGATTGTGATTTCGTTGCGAACGATTCTACATTGTCAGCAAAAACAATGGACGTTTGTAAAATCGCTTTGAACACAGAAGTTTGTCAATTTGAGATTGAGCAATCATTCTTAGCTGATTGGATGAACAAAGGTTCAAACGGTGATTTTATGCCAGCTGATTTCGCTACGCATTTCTACGATCAATTAGGTAGAACAGTTGCAGACCAATTGGAGTACCTTACATGGCAAGGTGACACAGAGGGAGAAACTGATACTTACTTAGACCTTTGTGATGGTTTGGAAAAACAATTATCAGGTGCTACAATTCCTACAGCGCAAAAAATCGCTGGTACGAATATCACGTCTACAAACGTAATCGCGCAAATGACTTTGGTTTACAATCAAATTCCAAAAGCATTGAGAAACCGTAAATCGGAAGTTAAATGGTTTATCGCTTCAAACGTTGCAGATGCTTACCGTTTGGCAGTTGCTACACAGTCAGCTGAGGCTTACACTACAAAAGATGCTCCATTGACTTTCTTGGGTTATGAGTTGACAATTGGAGAGGGTATGACAGATTCAACAATGACTTTGTCTTTACAGTCTAACTACATTTTCCTTGCTGATTTGGTTTCTGACCCAAGCGACATTACTACAATCAACATGAAAGAAACAACTGGAGATAGAAAAATCCGTGTTATTTCTGACTTCAAAGTAGGTTTCAACTACTTGAATGATGCTGAGTGGGTAACTTACAAAATCGCCTAACATTAACGAGGGGTGTTAATTCACCCCTTTTTATTCACATTTAAAAATACAGACTATGGCTTGCGAAGCATTAGAGGGAATAGAATTAGGTTGTGAAAGAAATAGCGGCGGACTTCATCAAATTTTGGTGGGTGACATGGCAGATATTTCAGCACAAACCGTATCACTTCCTACTTGGAAAATCACAGCGATGACAGTAGATAATGAGCCTATTGAAATTGCCGTAAAAAGAAAAACATCAAACTATGTAGAGGACGAACAAAACGATTTCGTAAACGGGTCGGTTGTTGTTACCGCTACAATCACAGCAATGTTGCACAGACGTGATGCTGATAAATCTCGCAAATTGAATATTTTGGGCGCGGGTCAAAGATACCTTTATTCAATCTGTAAAGATGCGAACGGGTTATATTGGTTCTTCCCAAATGTACAACTTCAATCAGTTGGTGAGGGGTCAGGTCAAGAGCGCGCCGACGGTTCAAAATATTCCGTTGTATTGGTTGGAGAGAATGACCAACTTGCATACGAAATTGAGAGCGCAGTTGTTGCTGGATTATTCTAGAAATTAACTACTACTAATAAATTAAGGTTGTTCAATTTGGACAGCCTTTTTTTGTGTCCTATTATTTACATGATTTATTTAGAAAAGAATATTTCCACAAACATAGCATTGACTTTAAAAGAGAGTTCTTTGTTATCCGTGCCTTATTACTTGTTTCATTTTGTGAACGAGATAAACAAAAGCGAAACGTTTGTAAACTTTGAAGATATTAGCGGTTATCCAGAACGATACAATTTGTTTACAATGCAATTAGACTATGTCAAAGGTCAATATACCTATACAGTCTATGAAAGTATATTACCTGACCCTGAAACGATAGCAGATACAACGGGTCACATTGTAGAAACGGGTATCATGATTATTCACTCCGATGAGGATGCAAACACAAATATTTATTTATGAAAATACTAGGTATAAATTTTAGTAGAAATTCAGTCGTAAGGACAGAGCAACAAGCATACAGTACTCCGTTTGGGCAAATTGGCGACGGTAACTTATCATTACCTTTTATTCAATCGCAAGTACATAAAGCGGGCGTTATTTACTTTGGTCAAGACAACTTATTCCCAAGTGTTTTAGATCAAATGTATTACACCTCACCAATTCACGGGGCGGTTATTGACTTTACAGTAATGGCGGTAATAGGTGGTGGTTTTACAGTTGAGGGGTTGAGTGACGGAAAAGACAAGGTAGCATTTGGCGTATGGTCCAGGATGAATAAAGTCGATAGAAATTTAGAAACGGTTGCACGGGATTATAAAATACATGCTAGAGTACATTTTTTGTTGCATTATTCAGATAGCGGAAAGTTTCTTTTCATGGAGAGAATACAGCCCGCTTCTATTCGTTATCGATTTGACGGCAACTATGAATTTTCTAGCGATTGGTCAACTGGTAAAGAGCGCAGATTTTTAGAAGCGTATCACCCCGCTAAAGTAGGTAAGTATAAAGAAATGCTTTACACATATGGCGAAGTTGGCGCGGGACAAGACATTTATCCTATACCTACTTATTCAAGTGCATTAAATTGGTGCTACCTAGATGGCGAACAAAGTTACTTTCACAAATCAAACCTACAAAACTCAATCTTTCCTAGTCTAATTATTAGACGCCCTAAGCGATTCGGTTCTAAGAAAGAGGTCGAAGATTTCAAAGACGGTTTAATGAATAACAAAGGCGCGAAAAACGCTGGAAAAGTATTTGTTTTAACGGGCGACGGTATGGAAAATACGCCCGAAGTAGTTACACCTAACGCACAAAACAATGATAAGTTATTTGAGGGTACAAGTAAAGAGTTGAAAGACAATATTTGTTTTGCTCATAAAATCAACCCGTCCATTATGGGCGTGAAAGTTGCGGGTTCTTTGGGTAATGCTCAAGAACTTGAAATGAGTTACGCTATTTTTGAGAAAAACGTAGTATTTCCGATGCGTAGACAATTGGAAAATATGTATAACGAACTTTTACAAATCGCAAACGTCAATGGAACTTTCAATATTACTGGCTTCAAAATTATTGGCGAGGAAATTATCGGAGGTGAAGAAAGTAAAATTAACAAAACGGGTGAATTACTTAATGCGATGTCTCCATTACTTGCAAACAAAGTACTTGACAATCTTACAATCAATGAAATTAGACGTATTGCTGGACTTGCAGACGTTCCCGACGGTGACAAACTTGCAAACCCAAGCGCACCAAGTAACAATCCCGAAACACCTATGATATGATTTATTTCGTTACAGAAAATTACCTAAAACAAAAGACACCGATAACTCAAAATGTTAGTGCCACCGATGTGATGCCGTTTATCGAGCCGTCTGCAAGCGGTTGGATGCAATCGATTTTAGGTACTTACTTTTTTAATCATTTGTTGACGGCTTACAACGCACAAACATTAACGAGTGATGAAGAAATATTAGTCGAAAAGATTAAACCAGCGGTGGCGTGGCGTGCGACGGTTGACTGCGTGTTAGGTTTGACATACCAACTAAAAAACAAAGGACTGCAAAAGCAAAACGGTGATAACTCCGAAAGCGTTGACCAAACAGAAACAACATTTGTGATGCGACACTACGAACAAAAAGCTGAATTCTTTGAAATGATAACAAGAAAATATTTAAAGTCAAATAGAGATTTGTTTCCTGAATTTACAAGCCAACTAAATAGAGATTCAGAATTAGCACCGCAGAACGACGATAATTTCAACACTGATACAATGTTCATATGATTAGTTATTTACAAGCAGTCAACGTTATAAAGACATTTGCGGACGATCATTTGCAAATTAACAGATTCGATTTTGAGTTCAAAGAGCAAATGCAGAATTTAGCTACTTTAAATGAAGCGTATCCGTTTTTGTATGTAGTTCCCCTGGCAAGCGATACAATCACAAACGTGAATGAGTTTGAGGTTGAAATTTACTGCGTGGATAGATTACAAAAAGACCGTACAAATGTCAACTATGTAGTGTCAGATACCAACCAAATATTAAACGATTTGGTACTATGGTTAGAAGAGGGACAAGATGATATTGAGATAGTAGGAACGGCAACGCAAACACCTATAAATAACGATTTGTTAGACTATGTAGGTGGGTGGGTGCTTCGTGTACGTTTGCAAGTTGAGAAAATTGGACTTTGTGAAATTCCATTAGGGGGTGAAATGCCACCGCCACCAACTTGTGAAAACGCTACTTTCCAAAATTCAGATGAATCATTTGTAACTACAATTGCAAGTGGTGATACTTTTACAAGTGACGATATTACGGTAAATGTTTACGACCAGAATGAAACGTTTTTAGGAACGGCTACAAATCCAAGCAACGTAGATTTTAATGTAGTTGTAGAATTAGAACCTTGTCCACCTAGCGAAGTAAATGCAGAAGCGATAAACTCACTTAATGAAATTGTAACAACTGCAGTATTAACACCGACAAACAACCAAATATTAGCACCTGACGCACATTTAAGAATTAAAAAATCAGGCGGTGCAAATATTACAGAATTAGATTTACCAAGCGGAAGTGATACCGTAGAAACCATTTCAGATAGCGTAATCACATTAAAAGATAGCGTAGGAACAACGATAAGCACTACAAACGTACAAGCAACTGAAACGGCAAACATTACAGCCCCAGATGCAACTATTCAGATTAACAGCTTTGAAGTAGGTACAGCGAAATCAAACGAAACGAAAAACTTCAATTTCACCACAGCGCAGTTAATGGCAACGGGGCAAACGACAAGTTATGCAACAGGAGATGATGGTACAACTCAAAGAGGTCGAAGTAAAACTACTTTACTACAAAATAATTTATTTGGAAATACAAATAGATTGACTGATATAAATGGGTTATCTGTTTATGGTAACGATATTGTTTTAGATTGGGCAACATGGAACGGTCAAACATTACTTAGTTGGTATCGAATCCCGCAAGGTTCTGGTATCAATTGGGCAACTGCTTTAAGTTCAGCGAATGGATTTAGCGCAAGCGGTTATACATGGTTGTTTCCAAATATTGAGGAGTTAAGAAGTATATGTAATTACGGTCTTGCAAGTGTTTTGAATTTTGCGCCTTTCAATATTAATAATAAGATTATTTGGAGTGGAACAACTGTTTATGGTAGTGGAAATGCTTATAGAATAGGAAATACGGGCGAATCGCCAACGATAAAAACGTCAACAAATCCACAGCAATGCTTCTTAGCTTGTAGATACTTTACAAATGCAGAATTAGGATTTTAACAATTAAAATAATATAACCATGAAATATAAATTTGACCAATTCGATGCTGAAATCGAAAATCCAACAATCGAAATAAATACAGCTTCAATAGCTTTAAATTCGGTTACTTTAAAATTATCTGTAAATGTGTTTTTAGTAGTTGAAAATGCACGAATGGCAGTTAATATCGATGAAATACCGTTTACTTTTCCATTTGAAATTGACAGTTTAGCAACAAAAGTTACACAAAGGTTAACTGACTATGAAATAAATTCTTAGATTTGTTGCGATGATGGAAGCGGTTAAAATATTTAAGACTTACGGAGGGCTGGGAGTAGTGTCCGTTTGGTTATTCATGACGAATAGTAGAGTAGATAAATTGGAACTAGAATTA